GCCAGTCCTATGATTGAAAAGTATCCACCTACCGCAGTCAATAATAAACCCATCATCAAAACGAGATGACTGATGTTCATTAGTCCTCCAGTATCGACATTAATTTTAATTTAAAATTATTAATTTTATCAACGCGATCTGGCCAAAGAATATATTCTTTCTCCGGCGACTGCGCCAAGTTATTTAGTAGCGGTTGGACTGCCTTATAAATCGTTTGTGCTTTGTCTCGCCACTGCTCTGCTTGTTGCTGCCACTCACCTGCTGTACTTTCTGCCTGAGTAACTGTTTGTTGTATCTGCTGGACTTCTTCTAGTTCATCAGCATCTACAAGTGAAAAACCAAAGTCAAAATCGCCGAGATCAATCGCTGGTTTGTCCGTCATTTACTTTTCCTCTTTGATGATACTCTTTACACACTAAATCAAATATATTCCACATTTCATCGAATTTGAGTTCGTATAATTCTTTGATTGCGAAATACTTATTCATCATTGCATCGCAAAGTTTAGGATCCATACCTTCCCACTCAGGCGAATCAACAAAGTGTTTAGTCACCATGTCAATATCATCTGTAACTCTCCAGCAGTTCTGAATTTGTTGCTCTAGATCAAAAATTGCATTACTCACAACCTAACTCCTCTGCTCGACCGCCTGCATAATAGTATAACTCTCTCAAACTTTCTAGCAGACGTTTGACATCTTCTTTATGATATTCTGCGATAGACCCAGATTTGGTATCACCGGACCCTGGAATACAACCAGGAATCATACTTTCTAGTTCTCGGTCCACCAATTCTTTAAGACTTACCTTTGAAGTATAATTTGGTTCACATGCTTCTCCAAGATATACACCAACTTCGATGTCACCATCACAAGTCAACCATGGACCTGCATCAATTTCTATATAACTTTTTTCCATCATTTTAAAACCACTGCTAATAATATTGCTATCAATAAAATATTTGTAAAAGCAATTTCCACGGCAAGAATTGTATGATACCAAACCCATCTTGCTTTGTAAACTTCTTGTACATGCTCGTTATCTGCCCCTGGAAGTTTCTCTACAATCGCAACGTCAATTGGATTTTTCTCAACAGGTTTTTCCAGTTCCTTTAGTATGTTATTAAACCAATTCATCCAAAAAAGTCCTCAAGTGTACTCTGTTTTTCTGCTGACCAACCAATCACTGACAGTATGATACTCATAGGATCAAGATAACCTTTTTCAAACTGCGTATCATAATCAATATATTTTTCTAGACCGAACTCAGGCGGCAATGCGCCAGTTGAAGCAATTACTTTGTCGCGGAGTGGATTAGGAACTTTTAAATAACAGAACTTTATCTTCTCGCCGTCTTTTATTTCTTCATATTTTTTAGTAAGACCATGTTTATTTAGTAGATGGTTGTAGAGAAGAACACCCTTGACTTGTATCGGAGTTGACTTCTTATAGATAGTCTTCGGATCAGCATAGGATTCAGGATATCGACGACCATCGCTGGTTGTTTTCCATGTCGTCAAACTAACACCGCGAGGAAACGCAACCGACTCGAAAGGCAGAGTGTAAAACTCTTCGCGGATTTGAGCAATAAAATTCTGCGTTGTTTGCTCGTCGGTGTTCATAATCAACTTCAGTGTTTCTTTAATATAGTCGCGGATCACTGAAGGAGTTGACGAACGAATTGCTTCGATGCCCATCATCTTGAGTTTGGGTTCATTATATCGAACACCTTCGCTGTCCCAGACATTCATGATGTATCGTTTCTTGGCAGTCCAGATCGCCTTGTCGCCAATGTTCTCGCGCTTCATAATCATCTTCTGATCATATGCATTCATGTATTCTTTTAGATCAAGATAGCATTGATCCATAAACGGTTCAATCTTTTCACTGGCAACCTTATCAAGAAAGTCGACGGGATTATCAGGTAGAACACGTTTAACCATTTCATCGAAACGAACGTACACTGAGTCAGTATCTACTGCCACCACATAATCTTTCTTCGTACCGAGAACCTTGTTAAGATATTCATTGATTCGCTTTTCAATCCAGCGAATCGACAACTGACCAGACATTGTGATCGCTTCAGCATTTTCCTGCTCGAACCAACGGAAGTATTTGTTAGCGATCGCGCCATAAGCAGAGTTCAGTAGAATCTTCAACGCATACTGCATATTATGACTACGAGATATCTCTCGCTCTAATTCTGGCGTTGGGTTCTTTTGATATTCTTGTTGCGCTGATAACATTTTCTTTTTGTACTTGGTGCGATCATTGTACATGTTTGACATCAACGTAGATAAGAAACCTTGCTTGTCTTTGCGATAGAACTTACCATTCGCAGTCACTGTAAGATCTCGCTCAATCAAAGGCGATGTATCAATCGTTTGATTTAAGAATGCATCAACGCTCGCCTTGCCCGCAATCCTGCCTAGATCCATCACCTCGCGCCCACGCGCACGTGTATCAGGCGAGATGTTATACTGCATAATCAAGTGAGGATACAGAGAGTTTAAGTCAAACGACATCACCCACTCTGACATACCAACCCTTGGTTCTTTTACGAAACCACCAACGATCTGCCCTGCGTTTCCTGGCGTTGGTTTCTTCGTTGGAATGACTACGTTTTGATCCATGAGATAGTTATGTATAATTGTATCCCAGATCGTCAGAGTAGACAGACCATCCTCGAAGTTACATCCGGAGTCATAGGTCAACGCGAACACCACATCAAGGTATCCGAGTTTATCCTCAAGCATGAAGATCAAATCAACGTCGCGAATATTATACTCAATAAATTTTTGATAGTCCTCTTTGTATAGCGTATATAGATTGCCGTGTTCAGAGTAGTCTATCTTTTTCTCGCCGAGTTCAAGTTCGCAAATATAATCAAGACGATATGACTCTCTGGGTTGAAGGCGAAACTTCTTATACACTGCAAGATAATCAAGATGCGCGATACCATATAGATCGTAACCTTGATTCTTTTTTGTACCCATCGTGACAGTGTACTCGCGGAGTTTACCCCACGGTGAGAGTCGTTGTACGTGATCCTCGCCGAGCAGCTTGCGGATACGGTTGACTAGATAAGGCACGTCAAAGAACTCAGTGTTCCAACCAGTCAATACATCAACGTCCATCCCTTCCCATGCTTGCAGGAATTTACGAAGTAGATGTGACTCGTCAGTGCACTTGAGATAGTAGACATTCTTATCGTTAGAAACAAACTCACCGCAACCAATCACTACAGTCATATTGCGGCGTTTGATTGTGATTGCTGTTACTTCTTTCTCAGCAACGTCAGGTTCGGGGAACCCATCGTCAGAAGCAACCTCAATATCAAGAGAGACGATGTTAATCTTGCTGGTGTCAGGATCGCGGTCTTTGTAGCGATCGTAGATAAACATATATGCCCAGCGATCGTATCCGTAAATATTGAAACCGTCGACATCTTCATATTTTTTGATGAAATCTTTTGCTTCATAAATACTGTGGAAGTCAACAGGTTTGACTGGATTGTTGTGAACATCGACCAACCCAGTCTGCGTTTTAGATGGCACGTATAACCTTGGTTCATACGTGTACTTCTTTTGTATTCGTTCGCCATCATCGTCAAACCCACGAACATAAATATGGTTGCCTTGGTTGAAGACGTTTGTATAAAATGCGCTCATGTATACCTCAAACCTTTGACTCCATTGTAACTTAAAACAGCGAGAAAGTAAAGATGAATCGAGAAAATGTTTACGATCAATTGAAAATCGACGAAGGAGTTGTGTATGAAATTTATCTGGACCATCTTGGGTACAAAACCTTCGGAGTGGGACATCTCGTGCTTGAGTCAGATCCAGAACACGGATACGACGTCGGAGAACCAGTCTCAGTCGAGCGCGTTAAAGAGTGCTTTGACCGAGATCTCGATCTGGCTATAAGTGAGTGCGTTGCGTTGTATGGTATGAGTGAATGGGATAGTTTTCCTGGAGAAGTGCAAGAGATTCTAGTTAACATGATGTTCAATATGGGTCGTACTCGCTTGTCCAAATTTAAAAAGATGAATGCACATTTACTTTGCGAAGAATGGGCATCTGCTGCCATTGAAGGTCGCGATTCGCTTTGGTATCGTCAAGTTACCAATCGTGCTGAAAGACTTATGAGTCGCCTCGAGAACGTCTCTTAAATACTTTATCAACTGCGCCTGAAACAGTTTTTGACATTGCGTCAATGTATGCTGTATAAAGTGCTTGAGCAAATTCTTTCTGCTTGCTACTCGGAATGAATAGATCTTGCACTTCGTCAGGCGTCATATCAATTTCAAC